CCTAATTGCCTTATGTAGATACGATAAAGATATATTCTTCTCGTAATCTACCAAACCACTTGGTGCGTGTGCTATGGCGTCTTTTGTTATCTTCAAACCTTGTTGGTTCTCTGGAGCTACATAAGCACCTGGCTTTGTAGTTACTCCTTTATCATTATAGATGTAAAACTCTTCTACATCTTTAACAAACATTACGCCAGTAGGATTCTTTTCCTTCTTGACTTCACGCACTTTCCTAATTTTTCTAGGATCGATATATCTAATATCTGTAATCCCTTGTTTAGGTTGTTCCATATCGATGACTTTATGAAAAAATATTTTGCCATCTATATACCATCTTCTAAAATAATCCTGGGCTCTATTTTTAAAGTCCATCATATTTTTAAGTTCTTCAAATTCTTTGGATATTGATTTACGAATAGCGGACGACAATTCTACATTGTCGAGATTTATTTCCACAGGCGATTCGTTTTCTAACTGTGCAATAGATTCATTAATAATATCTTCTACTGCGGTATCTACATCAGCCATATTGGCAATGTCACGATACCTTTTTACAAGCTCTGCTTCCGTATGGGCGACACCTTCTAAATCTAGATAGGTGCCGTAATACCCACCGGCTCGTATGCTTTCTATTGCATCGTCTGTGGACGGAGCCACGAAAGACTTTTCGCTTTTCTGTGGCTCTTTCCGCTTTATTTCAAACCCAAATAAATCCATAATTTTTACCTGTTAAGCACTACTGCTTAAAATACATTATAATGCTGATACTGGAATGTAACCGTGTATTCTTCAATTATGTCGTTCTGTGCATATTGTAATGCAACTTCTGACATGTTAATAGGAAACGCGTCTTCTAAAATGTACTTACCACCTGGTAATACTTTATCGTTTCTGTCTAGGTGTTCAACAATAATTTGTTGCTGGTACTCTGTCCAATCTAGGTTACCTGCGTTATTATCTTTATTGTTAATCAACTCCATCCAGTTTTCAAAAGGACGCCTTAACGATTGACTAGCATCGTTAATTACGGTTATAGTCCAAGGATCAAAAATTCTTTCGCCAGCAAACTTAACTTCCCTACCTCTGTATTGTGTAATAACTGGGTTAACGGTAGAAGCCGGCAAAGCTGCTCCACTAATCAATAATTGTTCCTCAGATTTGGGAACATTAGGTACACTTGGGAATGCAATCTGTACTCTAAACTGATTAGGACGAGCGCCACCTTGTGCTAGTGCTGCCTTAAATTTATTTACATCCATCTTTTTCTCCTAATTCTTTAAGTTATTTATAAGTGTTAACCACCAATTTCCTCGAAGCTAACGCCTGTTCTAGTAGCAATAAAGTTTAATGTAATAAAGTTTATTGACCTGTTAGGTTTAATGAAAATGTCTGCAACGAACGAGTTAGATGAAATAACTTGATCTGTGTTGTTGCTTTCATTACATACTACTTTAAAGTCGTGTATTCCTCTACGACCTTGAACATTCCTTAAGAAAGGATTAACTATCGATGTAAACTGATTTCTTGTAAATGCATCGTTAAACTCAAACAGCTGGAATTTAGCTGCTGTAGATATTGCTTTTTCAAGAACAATAAACAATCTTCGTACATTAATTCTATCAAACGCACTAGGTGCTGCTAATAGAGTTTTATCTCCGAATAGTACAATACCGTTTCCTGGGCTGTTGATTACAGGGTTGACTCCAATTTTGTATAAGTCATCTCTGTTAGCCTTGCTAGGACTCCAAGCTAATTTAACAGCGTTTCTAATTTGACCTCTGTTAAATCCTGCTGGTGAGAACCAAGCATCCCTTGCGTCGTCTGTTGCAACACAAAGACCTGCTGTGTCTCCATTTAATGGAACCCATCTGTACACATCGTTATAACGATCGTACATATATTTCCAGTTACTATCCATGAAACTATAACTGGTTGCTGCTAGTGAGCCTTTATCAGTAGTAATACTTGTTACTTCTGAACCTGCGTTATTAACGCATGAGGCAAATAGCGGTGAGTGGAAAGATACGCAATCTTTTCTTACTTTAGCAATGTTATCTTGAACATATTTTTGATCAGTAGTACTGATGCCACCTGTTATTAACAAGTTTACATCAATCTGTTCTGAGTCTGCAAATAAACTCCATGATGTCTGTATGTCTCCTGAATCAGGACTATCAGAAACACCGCCTGTTAATGAAACAGTTGCTTCTGCTGTTGTAAATCCTGATGTGAATGCCTGACTGGCAGCAGAAACACCCCAAGTAGCATCACTTGCTGGGTGGTCTGTCCAATAGATATATTTAGACTGTGTATTAACTACATCTTTGTAGAAAATAGATCCGCCTTCTAGTCCTTTAACATCTGATGCTTTAGAACAATTTGCAAATCTTTCTAATACTGTACCTACTGTGCCTGAAAATAGGCCGTCTTCATCAATTACGACAATATGAACTTCATCTTTTGAACCGCCTACTCTAGCTGCTCCAATAGAAGTGCCAGGGGCTCTGTCGAATTCGTTTTTATATGTCCAATCAGTAGATAAGACTGCTGTAGCTGCTGCTCCAGAACCGCCTCCACCACTGAATGTTATTGCTGGGGCTGAGGTGTATCCTTCACCTGCATTAGTAATAGTAATAGCACTAACCGCGTCGCCACTTATTGTAGCAGTACCTGTAGCAGTAGTTCCGCCTGCTGGTGCAGCTGCAAAAGTTACAGTTGGAGCTGATGTATAACCAGAACCTCCTGCTGTAATAGTAGCAGATGCTACAGAGTTAGTATCAAAATTACTAGAATCTGCAAATGCAACTTTAAGTGAATTACCTAAAGCTCCGGGATATCTAGCTGCCCACATACCATTTGAACCTGCTCCGGTTGAATGGTTGTTTTCGTAGTCTTCTGCATTTTTAATCAGTGTTGCTGAACCTGATGCAACAGCATTAACTGCTGTAGTATCATCAATGGATCTGACTACCTTAAGGTTATTTCCATAAGCCAAGAAACTTGCTGCACTAAAAAAGCTTATTGCAGTAGTGTCATTTGGCTCTCCGAACCGCTCAACGAGCTGGTTCTCTGAACTAATTGTTGTGATCTCATCTGCAGGACCCCACGCTAAATCACCTACAAAAGCTCCAACGGATGTAGCGACTGCAGGGATAACGCTAGTAAGGTCTGTTTCTTTAACAAGAACACCTGGTGATAGCTGAAATGCCATGTTTTTCTCCTCGGTTTATATTATCTTATGAATGACACAAGTTTATTAATTATCATCCTACTATTTATACATGACAATATTTTAACCTTCAATTTTGTAAATACATTATAATTTTTGTATTTACATTACCTGTTTATCAGGTCTTTCAATTTTTTCTGTAAGCTTCGAGGGTGATATTCGTCTTCTAATAGCCAAACATCATTACCTAATACTTCTACTTCTGGTTCTTGTCCGTCGACTCTTATAAATGGAGTTAAGTTACTTTCTATTTCTCCCATTTGTTGTCCATATAATCCTTCTCTAACATTGACATCTGTCATATCTTTAAAGAAGTTCTGACTTGTAAGCCAACCAAACAATACCATACACATTACCAAGTCATCATGATAGCCTTCGTCGGCTTGGTATGTATTGCCCTTCTCTATAAAAGTTGATATTTCATGTATTATATGTTCATCAAATATCAACAGTTTTTGTTCTTCAAGTAACGACTTAAATGTAAAACACCCTTGTCTTTTTACTTGCTTTGAAGTAGTTACTCCATGCTTTGTAGCTTTACCAAACCCAGGGCTTACATATTGCCTCTGTTGTTCTGTAACTGTACTTAGAATGTTTTCGTATTCTACTTCTTGGTGCAGTATTTCTGCAACCTGTTGTCCTATATCATTAACCTCTACTAATATAAAGGCATTGTTATAGTCTCTACCTACTTTGCCTATTACATCTGGGTATAACATAGGAGCAATATCGTTTTTACGATACTTTGCAACCACTTTGTAAGGCATATCTGTAATATCTACTACCACAAAAGCAGAATAATCTCCTCCTATGCCTCTAGCAGTATCACACGCTATTGCGTAGTAATGTCCTTCTTCAGGGTTCTCATATATATCTAATCCATTATTTTGAAACTCTGGTGTCTTTGAACTTAATCTACCAATTGTTTGAGAATTAATTAAAGTATTTGTAGAACCAAGAAACTCACACATAACCTCTTGGTTAAATTTAACCTCACCTAAGAGTTGTTTCTGCTCTTCCAACCATTTTTCATCTCTTCCTGGTATCTCATAGTAAGGAATGAACATGTGTTCAAAACCATTTGTTTTTTTCTCTGCCTCATTCCAGAACTTCCAAAAGTGATTGTAACCTAGTGGTGTAGATGTAAGTAGAATTTTAGTTGTCTCACCAGCAGAAATAGTAGGATAAACAGATGTAAAGAATTCATCTGCTACATTATTAGGTATGATTGCTGCCTCATCAATATACAACCAGTTTACTGATTTACCCCTGATGGCAGCTGCTGTTGTTGCTGCTGTTAGTACTTTACTATTATTTTCTAATTCTACATCACCCTTATTCCATACTCTAACACCTTGTTGCATCCACAAAGGTAAGTTCTCATACATTATTTGGTATCTGTTTAATACTTCTCTTGCAGCTGCTGATTTGTTAGCCATTATAGCTACTGTTTTGTCTTCCTCAAATATAGTATAATGTAATATACACGCAGCTGCTGTAACTGTTTTGCCTTGCTGTCGTCCTTCCATAAGAACCACACGCCTGTTATTCATTATTACATCTACTTTTTCTTTTTGGCAATCGTATAGTTTAAATGGTTGTAGACCTTGATCAAGTGTAATAATTTTTACATAGTTTTCTATAAAATATACAGGATCTTCCTTACATTTCATATACTCTTTTATTTCTTCTTTCGTAAAATCATGCTGATATGCTAACGGCTTAAGGTTAGGATTACCGTGATATGATACTTGTTCAGGTTGTGGCATCTGGATCTACATCGATGGTTTTAACATCGTCTTCTTTTATAGCTTTTAATAAATCTTTTGTACTTCCTACGAATACATTGTTTTGTGTTTTAATGTTTCTTGCCTTAGGATCGTCTGCTGTTATTCTCTTTTGTTTCTCATGTACATCTAACATATCTTTAGCATTGTCTTGTAAGTTCTTAATTAAACCGCCTGCTACTTCGTATGCTCTAGGTTGATCTGAGTTTCTTGCTATATGTAATATACCTTCAATAGCCTCAGCATTATATGCCTCTGCTTGTTTCAACATCATTCTGGCATATTGTAAATCTTCTTCCTGTTGTTTTACAATAAGAGCCTGTTTATCCTCGTCGGACATGTCTACTGCAGGGAGTTGTCTTTCTTCTTGTGTCTTTTTAAGGTTAGATTCTAGAGCTTTTGTTATTTCTTTTGTATTAAAGCTCTTATCTAATTCCTCGAAAGTATTTTTAGTCTTCGAATGCTTCATCAAATTCCTCCAAAAATGTATATGTATCGGCTGGTGTAGCAGTATTAGGATTAACTTGTACTGTTGCTCGTACTCTTTGATTCGTATCCTTGACTAAGGATAGTGTAGGATCATTGTAAGCGTCTACTACCGCTTTCTTAATGGTTTCTACATTAGAAACATGACTGTAAAAATTAAGTCTCATTGTAAAATTTAATGTCCATACTACACTTAGTCTACTAGCGAATTCGCCTTCATATTCATCTTCATAACCAACATTATCTAAAGTTATTTTTATATCTCTTTTAATTCCTATTTCTGGGAGATCGTTTATTGTTATATTAAAGTCAGGATTAAAATAAGGAAGTATCTGTTCTATTATTGCTAATCCATCGTTTTGATTCTTCGCAAATATATATAAGGATAAATTCATGTTCCATGGTGCTGAACTGAATACTGTTCTTTGTTGATTGGCATCATCTCCTGTGCCAATTGCTCTGTTCCTTTGTATTGGTGCTACTTTTCTTGCAGGATCATAACCCAATCCATCTATTTCAAAACCCATTCTAGGTAATGTAAGTGCTACCTCTCCTCTTGTACTTGTATCTGCAACCCTAGCAATCCTTGTTAAAAACTTTTGTTTAGTAGAGTATGCTAAAGGTACTCTTAATGTTTGTGTAACTGCACCCGAACTGTTCTTTCTTTCAATGTTTATATCATTGAATATAGTTCCAAAGGCAATGATTGCTTTTCTTACATGTTGATGGTAGAAGACTTTATTCTTAAACATTACGAGCCTCCTATTTCACCAAATGGATTAGATTCACTAAAGTCTAATATACCTTCTAGTGTTATTAAGTTATCAAAGTCTGCGTTATCTATTGGTTCTGATACCGTTGTTTGATATGCTTCTGTAATTAATGAACCTGTATCTTCTTTCAACAGTAAGTCTCCTGACTCTAGTTTAAACTGATACTCCAACATGTCTTGAGAGTATTTTGTTTCTATAGCATCTATTTCTGCTATGCCTGTATCTATATCCTCTGAACTGTATTCGAACAATTCACATACCAATCTAAATACATATATTTGTCCTGCCTGATAAAAAGGATTTTGGAAATCAACATATTTAATTTCAAACATTGATTTCGTTTTACTGAAATAAATTAAGTCTCCTTCTACAGGTCTTGCTTTACGAGAAACGGTAGGACTTTGTCTTGTTACCATGTCCTCCCATCGTCTTTTTGCTAGTACGAAAGTTGCTTGATCTCTAACTTCCATACCAAATCTTGTGAATATATCTCCCTGTCCTTCAAAGCCCTGGACATTGTCCAAATACATTTCTAAAGGATATGCTTGTGTAAAGGAAGAAAGTTGTGCCTCATCAAAGATCGTATCTTTATTTACCATTGTTCTAGGCAAGTAAAAAGTATCGTGGCCATATATTTTAAGGCTCTCGATAATTAGATCTTCTATTAAGCGCTGTTCGTTTGTTGTACCAATACCACCGCCGTTCTGAAAATAATTATTCGTTGGCATGGGTTTATCCTATCATAAATTGAGGTGGTAGTTCGTATTTAAGTTGCATCTCCTGTTCTATTGCCTGTATCTCCTGAATTGCTTCTTGATAGATAGTTTGTCCATCTAGTGTTACTCCTCCAGGCATTTGTATTCCAGCAAATTTCTTAATATTTTCACCCCATTGTTTTTTAAATAAAGCAGTTACATACTTTTTAAGGAACATATCATCATAGACTTCTGTGTATGTAGCAGGGTCTACAATGGCATAAGCTTCTGCTACAATAAAATCTCCAATATTAAATGTTTTATCCCAATCAGTATCTATATAGAGTCTATCTGTTTTTCTATTCCAACGGATTTGTCTATCCCCTGTCAATAGTTTTTCTAATGTAGTTAAGTGAGTTTGTACGACTGAATAGTAAATCATGTCTGCACCCATTAGGTTATACAGATCATTCATTCTAAATTGATACATTAGATCAAATAGTTGTCCGTCCCTTGTATTGTTTGTTGCTGCACCTCCAAAGTTAAACACTCTGGTTATACCTAGTATATTATTACTAATAGGCAAATATCCATTTTCAATATCGCCTTGTGTATATGTTCCTGTTCCGTGTGTAGTTGCTGTTGCACCAGACTCAGAACCTGTAATAGTTTCTCCACCTACAAAGGTACCTGTTTTAGTTTGTTCCAATAATATAAACTGTGCTGTATCGTCAGCACCATCTACTACTGCTGTAGCTCCTGATGTGCCACCTGTAATAGTTTCTGCTTTCTGAAAATTGTTTGCTAGGTTAGCAGTTAGCTTTAACTTAGAGCCTGTTATTTGGTGTTTTACATAAGTTTTTTCTACACCATCAAAGTGATACTCTTGAAAGAATTGTAGAGCGTCATCTATTCTATCTGATAGTTGACCTTCGTCTACATTTATTTCAATAACAGGGTGACCCAACCTTCTTAAGGCGTAATCTTGTAAATCTTGTCTGCTAGCTAATGCCATTTTCTACCCCTAGTTAAGTTTTGTTCCTGATGCGTTATAAATTGCTGTACCTGTAATTGTAGCAGTTGAGCCTTCTCCTTGTGTATGTGAGATTGTAATACCATCTCCTCCACTTACCTGTGCCATATAATTACCTGTAGTGTCTGTACCTAATGCAACACTATTAGCTGCAATTGTTAATGCTGTTGCTAAGTTACCTGAACCGTCAAAGTCTCCTGTACCTGTTACATCTCCTGTAAACGATAAAGTTCTTGCTGTTGCAAGTGCTGAGGCTGTATCTGCATTACCTGTTAAGTTACCTGTAACATTACCTTCTAAATATGTGCTGTTTAATAGCGCTAATTTTGTTGATGAAAGTCTGGCCAGTATAGTTGATGT